ATATAAATCACCGTCTCTGTCTCTTGCTACATACATAACTTATTCTCCTTTAATCTAGTTAAGAATTAAATTATTGCTTTGTCGATCATGTCTTCCGCCATTTTCACATAATCGATAAACTCTTGATTCTCGCCACTCATGTAATCTGGATGAGCTTTCATGGATAACATCATACTATTAAGTAGATGTAACATTTCGGGAGCCTTAGAAATTAGTACAGCATTTCTGCATTGGGTTGTCATTCCTCTTGAGTAGTCCATTCTCGGACTAACGTTTGCAATTACTGTCATTCCTTCTACATCTCCTGAACCTTTGATTTTCATTGCTAAATCATCAAAAACCCAAGGACCGGGTGTGCCTTTAAATTGTTTCATACTTTATTAGTTATATTCCATTCACTTTCCATAATTACGTGTTCACACTTATTACACCTATGCAAATAAGTTGGAAAAGGGGCTGTTGTATAATCTTCAACTGCTATCTCTATACTACCACATTCCGGACACTCAATACTTACTTCTTTGATACCGGGATAGTCCCAGAAAGATAGTTTCCCTTTTACATTTTCGATAGGTTCATTGTAGATAATAGGATTAGCTAACACCCAGTTATAAACCTCTTTTTCAGCCCAGATAGAAGAATGATTCTGTACACAATCCACTATCTCAACGCTGCCAATGATTGTGCCAAACTTCCATTGACCGGAAATACTTTTCTCCGAAATCAAAGAGAAAGCTTGTTTCATCTGTTCATTGGTTAAGTTTATCTTAAATTTCTTCTCATAACAAACACTTGAATGAATCAGTACCCTTTGTCCTAAGTACTTCTTAGGGCACGGCCAAGTACGGTTTTCGATGTTTTTAATACCGTGGACTATCAAGGAGGCCCACGGTTGTTTTATTGTTATTGCTTTCATTTCTTTTTATTTTAATACCGTTCAGTATATTTCTCTAACTCCATTTTCAGATGTTCGGCAGCACCCTTTATTCCGGTGGTACTATCACCACATTTATTACAGGATTCTATTATCCTATTTAACATGGATGATATTTCTTCTCTAAAAAATATAGCCAACACTTTCATATCTGATTTGTTATTAATAAAATTAGTCTGTTTCTTCGTTCTGTAATATTATTATATCTTTGCTCAAATTTTAAACAAGACTCTTTATGAATCCCATCATCCCATGTACTATCCGTGAAGCGGAAGCTAGTGACAGACCCTTTATGACTCTTATGTTATTGGAAGCAGCAAAGGCTTCTTTAAATGCTATTAGTATAGAAGAACTGCCCAATCATCCTGATACTGAAATGTACATAAAATCATGGCCAGAAGCAGGTGAAATAGGGGTTATTGCTGAGTCAGGAGGAGAGTCAATCGGAAGTGCGTGGCTTCGTATTTTCCCTAATCCCGTGCACTTAGCTAATTGTGTATCCCCAGAATTGACAATCTCTGTTTCTCCAAAACACAGAAGAAAAGGTATAGCGTCATTACTGCTGAATAGCTTATATGAAGCCGCATCAAGAGCAGGAATAAAGGAAATTATTTTGGGTGTACACTCTGAAAACAGTCCAGCATTGGCTTTATATATCAAGCACAACTGGCATACTGTAGGTGAGGTTAATGATGGTGAATATATAATAATGATGCGCAACATATAATTCATATCTATATTTTGTTTTACTCTATTCTATTTAAAATCTCTTTCTGTATAACCTCTTTCGCGTTAAAGTGAAAGAGTCCTTTTTTCAACCGTCTAACGTCTTGCATCGGCATCTCATTGATGTAGAAGTAAAAAGCTTCATACGGATCACTGAAATTTCTTGCAAGCGCATTATTAGGTTTATTGTTCATGTATCGTTCAATGGCGACAATCATACGCTTTGCATAACCAGGAAACATCTTAAACTCCGTCTGCATCTGCTTGCATCCTGCAAGGGGACAACCAACACAACCATGACGGGAAAGATTATAGGGTGCATCGTAGTACTTGGAATACGGAAGACCATATTTAAGAATGTAGTTCCAAACGTCACTTTCCGACCAGTTTAGAATCGGTAGAATGTGTTTCGCTCCTTTCATCCACTTACGCGCATCGCATTGTTCTGGTTCATATAATGCCCTCGATTGGCTTTCTTCTGCCCTCATTCCCTCGATTGTACGCTGACCGATACCGTATTGTTCCTTCAACTTTTCACAGCAAAAACGCCTCATTCTGCCGGGCAAACCTTTAGTTTCTATCAACTGAAAAAAAGATTGCTTCGGTTGAAGTATCCGAACCTGTGAATAATTCTTCTTTATAAAACTGATTGTGCCAGGTGGATCAACCGTTGTATTTGCGTAAGAAGCATTATACTTTATGCCGGAACGTTCTGCAAGGTCGAGAATTACAACGCTATCTTTGCCACCGGAAAAGCCTAAACACATCGGATCGTCACGTTCCATACTACGGAGGAAATCGATTGATTGCTGTATTTTCTTTTCTAAAGTCATATATTTAAATTATATTTTTATATTTGTAGGACTAAAATAAAATCCAATAAAATGTACGCTATTATCACACAAAATGATCGATCTGCATGGAAAGACAAAACAGGAGAATTGTATCATCATCCTAAACGCTATCTAAAACTGTTAAAGCCTGGTACTAAAATCATCTACTACAAAGGTCGTTTACAGGAGAAAAAATATGGAAAGTTTCGTCCTACTGTAAAACCGTATTATTTCGGTATAGGAGAAATAGGCAATCAATATATCGACCCTGAATCAACTAAAAATGACTATTACTCTGAAATAATAAACTACCAAGCATTCGACATACCTATTTTTATAAAGGATCATAACGGACAATATTTAGAAGAAATTCCAGATTCACGTAAAAGCAATTATTGGAGAGATGCTGTACGTATCATAACCAAAGAGGTATATGATAAAATATTGTCATTATCCAATATCAATTACAACATAGATAACGTTGAAACAGAATTCACAACTACCATTACTGAAGGCAAAACGAAAAAGATTTATTCAACCAAATATGAAAGAAATCCAAAGTTACGCCAACAAGCCTTAGACATTCATGGTTATTCATGCTCTATATGTGGATTCAATTTCCTTGAAAGATATGGTGAAATTGGACGTGGTTTTATTCATGTACATCATGTTAATCCACTCTCCCAGACAGGTGAACAAATTGTTGATCCGAAAACTGATCTAGTTCCTGTATGTCCCAATTGTCACAGTATGATTCATAGGGATAAAAATCACATTCTAACGATTGAAGAATTGAAACTAATATTCAATATGAATTGAAAAGTAGATTAGCTATATTTGCACCGTTATACGTTAATTGGTAGTTTCATAAAGCACATCCACATAGTCTTGCCATGTCTTCCGGTGGTGTGACCGAACAACGGCTGCCGTCCGATGGCTTTCAACACTTCTCTAACCGTTATCTGGTCTTCATTCCATTTGAAAATGAGAACGCCGTAATCTTCAAGTACTCGAAAGCATTCATCAATTCCTTTTTTTATCACCCTTGGCCAATCTTCGGGAAGTTTACCGTACTTCTTGACCAACCAACTATTTTTGCCAGCCTTTAGAAGATGGGGAGGGTCAAAGACTACCAGCTTAAAGGATTCATCCAAGAATGGCATATCGGTAAAGTCAGATACAATATCCGGATGAACTTTCAGACTTCGACCATCACAAAGAGTATGCTCTTCATCTCTAATGTCAGCGAACAAGGTCAAAGGATTATTCTTGTCGAACCAAAACATCCGGCTACCGCAACAGGCATCTAATATGATTTTCGTTTCACTCATTTTTGTATTGTTATTAGCCATATACTTCTCTAACTTTCTCAATCCAATCCAAATAAGCCTGCCTTGCCTTTTGTTTAGCACACTGCTCCATAGAATCGGTAATGACATCGCCATTCTCTTCCATTTCCTCACAAAAATGATCTACCCAACTAAACGGGTCATACTCAATAAATTCTTCTGTTCTACAAAACGGACAAGGAACATCCTCTCCCTTATCATAAAGATTACCATTCTCATCACAGTAATCTAAATCCTGTAATTTACCATCGACACAACATGCGTCTGGATAGCTTGCGCCCCAATATGGGAATTGAGGACACGGTTTATTGTTTTCACTCATATCTACTTAGTTATTCATTAAACTTCGGTATTGGCATCCAATGGGTAATATACCCCAAAGATGAATCAGGTAAGAATATTCGATGTTCGGATTCCCAATGCCCATTTCCATAATATACCCCAACAAAGTATCCTTTATGGAGATCTTTACATTCTACAGTGAAGAACACACCTGTATCTACCTCCGGTAACCGTTCCTTTACACTTATCCAAGGGGATTGCTTTTTCTGCCACTCAACACCAGATGCAAAAACTTTACGCATATATATTTCAATCACATGCGGCTGATTGATGCGATTTGCTAATTGAGTTACTAATGATTTAAAATTCATTCCTTTATTGTTATTCGTTAAACTTTGGTATTGGCATCCAATGTGTTATCTCTGCATCCAATATCTGACCTTGTATATTGTAATAATGAATTCCGGAATATTCAGCAACTTCTAAGTCATACATTCCACCGTTTCCGTATCTCAATAGTAGCGGTATGTCCATTGGCGGAGTTTCTTGCACACTTATCCACGGAGATTGCTTTGCCTTCCATTCAGCACCTTTTCGAAACATATTTAGCATTGCATTATAATTGTAAAGTAACTCTGTGAAACCGCCTCTATCTCCAACAACCGCATAACTTGATATAAGCTCTTGTTTAGCTGCTTCTTCTAATGTCTGTTTCATATCTGATTTGATTATATCAATTAGTCTACTCTCATTATTAATGTAAATAATCGCATTGGATACCATGTTAGAACTTCTTTATCGTTTCTAATCCAATATCCGTCAACTGACTCATCTCCCCAGTATTCACGCCCTATTGTTATGTCATATGCGCAAGGGGTGTCTATGCATTTAACCTTCACTCGTCTCATTTCTAAATTGTTTATAATGCTAATTTTGGTTCTCGCATAACGTTTGATACACGTTCACAGGCTGTATTGTAATGCTTTCCTAAATTCTCAAAGCCAATAAAATGTCTATTAGTATTTATACAGGCTACCGCAGTGGTACCACTTCCAATACAATTATCCAGGACGGTTTCACCATCATTGGTGTAAGTTAGAACCAAGTACTCCAAAAGTTTCAACGGCTTTTGGTTGGGATGAAGTGAAGAGTTCTGTGTATCTGTCTTAAAGACTTGTATACTACGCGGATACCTTTCTGTTGAATCATAGTAGTAATCTTGATTCATTGTCCCATACACTTCCGTCTGACATTTTTTTGATCTGAAAGTTTTCTTTCTTTCATGGGAGAATGTCTTTTGAGGATTATAAGTACATTGTTTTTTATAAAATACACTTATAAGTTCATGATTCCGCATTGGTTGTTTTTTGGCATTAAGAAAGCCAACCCCTTTCACTTTATCCCATACCCAGTCATATTTATACCACTCAATATTACTTAGCCTTAAATAGCTGGAAAAAGGTTCTGCACCAAACAATACAATAGCCCCATTGTCTTTAATGATACGTTTATATTGCTCCCATAG